AAAAAACCCCTATATGTATACTACGAAATGCGGCTTAGGTGTCTTGCTCATGGGTTTTTAGCGTTTTTTAACATAGTTTTTTTACAAAAAAGTATTTAGATAGGATGCATATCCCTCCTGAGGTATGGGGTCCCTTCTTCTGGCACACTATTCATATAACTATTCTAGGATATCCCCAAAATCCGACCTATAGTGATAAAAAAGCAATGAAGGAGTTTTTAGAATCATTACAAATCTTGATACCGTGTCCGATTTGTCGTGAGCACTACAAGTCGCATATTGTGAAAGTTCCCATTGGACCTTCTCTCGACAGTAGGAAAGATCTTTTCAGTTGGTCGGTTGAACTCCACAATGCTGTCAATACGATGTTGGGAAAGCGCATTTATACGGAGACGGAAGTAATTCAGTATTACTCTCGTCTTGGTGCTAGAGGACGCTCTCCTGTGATTACGGCACAGGATTTTATGGAGGCAGATCAACAGGCTATCTTAAAAGGGGTTATAGCTGGTGTCGCAGTCTCAGCAGTGCTAGGAAGTATTTTGTATTGGAATCTACCTAAGGCTACTTGAACTTTTTTATAAAAAGTTCAATCGCAATCTGTCGCAGTAACAACAGCAATATAACTATTAGAACGCTCATCGGTCCAGATATCATACTCCTCTACATTTGCTGTATTCCATCCTGTTAGATACGATACAGGATTGTAAATGCTGCCAGGGTGCTTATTTAGAACTAGCCAAAATTTGTCTTCATACTTGTATAGACACTTTAGAGAATAGTGATCACTCTCTACTTCGGTATGTTCGAGATTCAGTGTAAAAAACTTTCCATTTCGGATGTAACCCAGAATCGGATCATTCTTCTCTTCGTCGAATCGCCGATTCATCCGTTGAACAACGAGTTCCATAAGCTCCTCAGATTGAATAGGAAAGAGTGTAATATCAATCTGGCAACCACGAATAAGACGTTTCATCTATGATTTTCATATCTCAAAGGCTTTTAAATGCTTTAATGCTTCACTAATAAAAAATATACTATATAGTTAAAGTGAAACAATGGGTATCTCAGACGAAGATTTATTCGAAGGTCTCCAACTCCCTAAAAGCCCTGCAAGAGAAGCAAAGGTCACAGGAGTCAAAGAGGTAATCTTAGAACCAAAGATGACAAATGATCAGATGAAGGCTCGTGAGGGGACCTACTTCAGTGAGAAGGAGGTCGACACGATATACGATGAAGATGTTGATATCTATGCGAAGGTCCCCGAGTCTGAAGAATATCCCGAGGGAAAGAAACTCATTGCACGTCTTCGTAAGAATGTTATTCCGCATGACATCGTTAAGCTGGCCTGGAAGAACTTCTATAATTCAGCATCCGCCTCCAGAAATCGCGGCGCAGCGGCTGGCCCGATCGATCTTAAGAGCAACTACTGGAAGAAGAGAAAGCCCACGGAAATTCAGGGATGGTCCACACGGTATAAGCACAATGGGAAACTTAGTAAGATGCGCGTAAATAACAACGTCTTTAGCAGCGTTCTCGGCTACTTTGAGCAGACTCCCTTCATGGGCTTACCCTGTCGTCTGACATCCTACACTCAGAAGTATTTTAATCAATACAAGGCAGGCATTCCTTACATTGAAGCGATCGATGGACTATTCAAGAAGCTCGTACCTGATCGCTACAAGGCCCAATATAAGCAGGCTCACGAGAATCCCGCCTTTCAGATTGCAGATACGGCCTTCTCGTCTGTGACAATGAATCGCAATTTCCGCACGGGTCTACATATGGACGATGGAGATCTGAGGAAAGGGTTTGGGAACTTGTCTGTGATTCAGCGTGGAAAGTACGAGGGAGGGTTCACACTGTTTCCGAGATACAAGGTGGGTGTGGATCTGAGAACGGGTGATTTCTTGGCCATGGACGTCCACGAGTGGCACTGCAATACGGAGATCAAGGAATCTGCGGACCATAAGAAGTTCAATACGGGCATTCCAGATGTCTATCTCAATGATATTGAGACAGGCACGCAGGGAGTTGAGAAGAAGTACAGCCGTCTATCGTTTGTCTGTTATCTGCGTGAGAAGCTTGTTGACTGTGATCCGAAGAAGTCTGAACCCTATTATAAACGCATTGGATACGATTCAAAGACTGAAACTCTTACAAAGCCTCATGGTACCGGTACAGGTACAGGTTCCGGTTCCAAGACACGTAAGAAGTCAAGAGAGTATGTTGAGTAGAAATTTTCAAAGAGATAAACCAGCTCATTTTTTGATATACTTTTTTCTTAAAAAAGTATAGTATAGATATGGATATCAGTCGTGCTAAGAATGCCGCTGAAGTTATTAAAATGACAACAAAACTTGGAAAGAGTATAAAAAAACCCAGCCTTCCCTCGAAACTGCCTGGAATTCTCGGTGAAAAGAGTGAGACCGGCCTACCTCCTGCAATTGAAGGATCAGGTGTCGTTAAAGTCCTTATGTATATAGTTGCAGGCCTTCTTCTAATTGGTCTTATCTTGCTAGGGGTTGATCAGTGGCTTACACCTATATTTCAGAGAGCACCTGGTGGAAAGGGATATATACCTATACCCGGCAATGACATGTCACAAGTATACTGGAAGGATCGTACCAAGGTAGGAAATATTGTAATTGGTACACCTTCAACTGCGACTACTCCAATGCCTCTTTCAACAACTGTTCTTGAAGGCCAGTCAAGTTATAGCATAACAATGGACGTATATATCGCAGACGAGTATTCTCAAATAGATTCATCCGGTGTTCCATTTGATAAACGTATCTTTTTCTTACTCGGTACAACCCCTGATACTCCAATCTTAATGGCATGGCTAGATAATGATATGAATACTGTAACTATAACATCCTATGATACATCAAATAATCTTGTTGAGAATGCAATTATTGACAATGTCCCCATTCATACGCCATTCCGTATTGGAATTACGAAAAGCCCTAAAGTCCTTGAAGCATATTTAAATGGACTTCTTGTAATGACACGACAGATTAAGGGTAATTCCAAGATACCTTCCTCAGGTAGTATTATATTTTCACCTGCGAATATCATCATAGATTCTACAAATAAATCGCAGGGTATTAAGGTTCTCAATATGCGTACATTCGGCTATGTTGTAGAACCAAGTGAGATGCAAGGTCGTATGAGCGATCTTATCTTAAAACGACTTATTAACCCACCACCGATTGTTCTCTAATCTAAATAGATGAGCCCGCTGTGGATTGGTCTACTTGTAGTAGTTCTAATATATATCATATACAGACTATTATCATACTACTTTTCTCCTAAGACTGGTTCACGTATTGGTAAAGAACAGAATGATCTTTCTAAATTGACACAGATAATTTCAAGTGAGGAACTAAACAATGGATGGACATCCACGTCTGGTTCTACATTGATATTCTATATTCTACCGAGTATCAAAGATCGCACTGCAGTCTCAGGAAATGAATATGCGACTGTAGTTCAGATTGGATCAAAACAGAAATTCAAGCTACTTGTTGCAGCTGATGCGGGAAGAAATGATAGCATGGCACCTGCTATTCTGGAAGTTTATGTAAAGGGTTCGTCTACGCCTGATTTAATTGAGATTCAGAATTTCCCTCTACAGAAGTGGACAGCTGTAGCAATCGTAAAGCAGGGTCGCAAGTTCAATATTTATTTAAATGGCAAGTTAACTGTTTCTCACATGTGTACGGCAATGCCCCAATTTGACGATACTCAACCTCTTCGTACTGGTGATCCAAGACTTGAAGGTGTTATTGCCTTAATGAGTTTAGATCCGTATGCTTTACAGGTCGAAACAATTCAATCACTTGTGGATGGCACAGTTGATACAAATGGAATGCCATATATATCTTCCGGTTCATCGTTTCCAGTTCCTACACTTGCAGATTTAACAGGTATGGTGACATGTGTTGGTGATAATTGTACAATTCCAATGCAGGCAAGTCCAATGGAACAATGGACATCACCCTATGCATAGAAAAAAACAATACTATGATTAGAATCGAATGGATGCATCAACAGTACTTGTTGCATTTTTAACTCTAGTAGTCGTATATTATGTATACAATTGGCTAAGTACTACAGGTGATATGCAGGATGTAGTTATCTATAGAAATTTAAACAAGGGGTTGCTCGCACAGTCTAGCTCTGTTAATAAATATGATAATACTAATACTGCATTACCTTCTATTTATGGTGGAGGAGAATATTCTGTAAGTACATGGATATATATAACAAACTGGTCGATCAATAGTGGTCAAAATAAGGTATTCTTAACACTCTCTGGTGGCGGTACAAATGGAGTTCCTACGATGGTAATGTATTTAGGACAAAATACGAATAAACTTGGTGTGCGTGTAAGTTATTCAGTTTCAAATCCGTCTTCAGATACACAGTCACAGCTGAATCAGTCTCAGATGAGTTTACTCTATAATGGGACGACACCCTATTCAGACAACGCGAATGATTTTAAGATGTGCGATATTGAGACTGTGGATTTACAGCGTTGGGTAAATATTACAACTGTTCTAAGCGGTCGTACACTTGATATCTATATTGATGGCAAGCTTTCCAGAAGCTGTGTTCTCAATGGTGTATATACTGTTGATGGAGATGGCTCAAACACTGCGATGACACTTGGTGGTGTTGCTCCTGCGGTTGGAAGAGTAGCCTCCTCACCAAATGGGTTTGGTGGATACATTGGTCAGACTCGTGCTGCAAATTATGCATATTCTCCGGATCAAGTATATACAAATTATTTGGCTGGACCGACAGATACATCACTCTTTTCACAGCTATTCGGTAATATGTTTTCAAGTGGCCCTGCTCCTAAGACTGATGCGGTTACATATACCACACGCTATACTGCTCCTACATTTTCGTATACACCGCCGTCAATTTCATTTCAATAAATTAATTAATCATTACCATCTACAGATAGATAGAAGATGGATGCGATACAAGCAGTTCCAACTTCAACAGGGTACTATATGAGTTCAGATCCTATAGTACAAGTCCTGACAGGGATTACAATTGTCTTTCTGTTATACCTTGTGTTAGCAACACTAGAATATGTATATAAGTCATTTACTCGCATGTGGAAAGATCGTGTTGAACTATTTCCTAATACATACACATCCGGTTCAAGAATGTATACAGCTATACAAAACCCGAGCAATACAGAATCGAAAACAATATATATATCAAAAAATCAGCGTTCCGGCATTGAATTTAGTTATTCAATGTTTGTATTTTTGAATAGTGATACATTTTCAACTGGTCACCATACTCTACAGCACATTTTACACAAGGGATATAATCAATTATACCCTCTATTAGGACCTGGTCTCTTCTGTTGGGGTGATACGAATACTATACGTGTATATATGAATTGCTATGATACATGGAATAATTACTCTGATATTCAGAATATACCCGTTGATAAGTGGTTTCATATTACAATCTCATGCAAGGCTAATACTCTCTATGTCTATATTAATGGAAATCTGAAGACAAAGATGTCACTAAGTGCTTCAACGCCGCCCTATCAGAATTATGGTAATGTATATTTATTTAATTCTCGTAAAATGACTATACGCCCTAACCCAACGTCGTCACTTAATTTGGACCCCGATTTTACTGGAAATCAACCAGCACTTACATCTCTTGTATTTGATGGATCTGCTAAGGGGATGGCAAGCCGTGTCTATTATTTTAGCTATGCACTCACATACAGTGAAATACAGTCACTCATGCATGAAGGGCCATCTAGCGTGATGAGTGGTACGGATATGTCATTAGCACCCTATCTATCTGATACCTGGTGGACGAATAAGCAGGGACCATAAAATACTTTTTAATTAGCGAAGTTTTCTTAAGAAGGGTTTCCTAAGAAAAAGTTAAGGTCTAAACACACTCTTCTTGTTTCACAATAACAAGAAGAGCGATGACTGGAGGAGGTCTGTATGTACTAGTAGCCTATGGATCTCAAAATGTTATTCTTAGTGGAAACCCTGATTTCACGTACTTTTATTTGGTTTTGAAGAAATATAGTCACTTTTCTTTTGAATCTGCAACTCTCCCTCTAGAAGGTCCACAAGAGCTGTTTTTTGATCAACCTATACAGCTCCGAGCAAAGATTCAACGAATTGCAGATTTACTATCAGATTTGTATTTTACATTTAGTCTTCCAGATATTTATAGCAAATATGTTAATTTTACTACGAGAAGCCAGTACGAATTTCAGTGGGTTAGATATATTGGGGCACAGATTATTCAAGACGTATCCTTCTATGTTGGCGGTACACTTGTTCAGCAGTTCGACAGCGACTATATTATTGCTTCTGCATTGACGGATCAAGATGAAACGCAGTATAACAAGTGGCAGCAGCTTGTTGGAGATGTACCTGATCTCTATGATCCCGCAAACGGTTCATTCCCCGGTCTAACAGGAACGCCTATTGTTCGTAGTACAACCGCTCTATATCCAACGGTCTATGATGTTTCTGGAATAAGTCCACAGACAAACTTTCCATCTATCCCCGGTCGTGATATCACTCTCCCTCTAGGGCTGTGGTTTTCGCAGAGTCCATCCCTAGCATTACCTTTAGTTGCTCTTCAGTATCATGAATGTGAAGTTCAACTCACATTAAGACCTATTCGAGATTTATACACAGTCTTAGATCCATCAGGCTATCGTGTACGACCTGAAAATATGATTAGACCAACTACAACAATTAGAGAATTACAGACTGGGAATGTTACGTACACATCAAATACAGAACCTGGTATGTATATTCGACAGTATTTGACAGATGCTGGGTATGCTATACCGAGCTTGAATACGTGGCCATTAAATCCTCGATTACAGGCAACGTATATTTATTTAACAGAAGAAGAGAGGAGAACATTTTCTACAAGATCGCTTAGTTATATTGTTCGTCAAGTTACACCCTATGCATTTCCAAATAATACATCGCGAAAATTCTTTGAACTCTATACACATAATCCAGTTCCACGTCTCGTAATTATACCTAGACGATCGGATGCCATAAAGAATCGTAATGCATGGACCAATTATACGAATTGGTGGTTATATCCATCTGCACCATATGTATCTGCTGCAATTGATGTACCAATAAACCTTGGAAGTTCTGGTTCTCTTGTTCCGGCAATTCAGAAAGATATTATTCGACAGATACGTGTTGTATGTGATGGAAATGAAATTCAGGAGGCTAAGCCCTTACAGTATTTTAATGAACTTTCCTCTTGGAAATACGCGTCTGGTGTATTTCCAGCAGGATTGGCGATCTATAGTTTTGCACTCGACTCGTCGAAGTGGATGAAACCGAGTGGATCTCTTAATACGAGTCGCGTCAAAATGTTTCAGCTCGATATTGATATGTGGCCTCTCGCTGTGGATAGCAATTTCATGATGGATTATATGATTTATGTAGAGAGTTTGAATTTCTTCGTCGTGGAGGGAGGCATGGGTGGAATGAAGTATGCTACCTAATTCTAGATATCTAGTAGAATGCTTACAACTCAAAAACGCCCACGTAATAATTCTAATGCGAATGGTAATAAAACTGTAAAACGCCCTGCATACATGGGGAGTCAAAATGCTCAAAATAATGGATATGGAACTAATCTAGAAGAATATGAAGTATCTAAATTTAATATTAATAAGTCTTCATATAATATTGCATATACTAATACTTTAGAGGCACTAAAAGCCGCTGAAACATCACTTGTAAGTATTAATAGTTTTTGTAATACTCGCCCTCCTAATATTCTAGCAGTAGATGATCATCATCGTAGTTGTGCAGCTAAAGTAAGAAATGTTAAAGATATGATTCTTAATAAATTTAAAGAATTGGATACTTCAATTTATAATCAAATTTTATCGGGAGGTAAACGCACAAACACTAGAAAGGCTAGAAAGTCTAGAATTTAGACTTCTTTCTCGTAACACCTCGCTGCTTTCCAGGATCCATCAGCCTGATCTCGGGCATCTTAGATTTCCTTGTAGGGTTTAGTTTAATCCAACCAGGATATTTCTTCATCATGGCCTTTATAGTCTTGTGTTCTCTCGCTAGACGATTGCCGAATTGTAGACCGCCTGGAGTCTTATAGACGGCTGTCTTCGGCGCGACAAAATTCAGACGGACAACTGCACCGTCTAGCTTGAAGAACTGTATTGTTCTCTGATAGTCTTCCTTCTCTCCTTGCCCGATGTCAATGCGCACTTCTTTCCCAGGATTGAAGCAGCCCCAGAAGGGTCCTACACAGAATCTGAGCTCTGTTGAGACGGTCGGCTTCATGAAGAAGCCATTTGCACTGGGATAGACTCCCCAGAAACGACAGTCTGCCTTTTTGCATTCTGAGAATCCGCGCTTTATAACATTACTTAGACTCCGGAGTTTACGCTCATGACGTTTCTGAGAAGCATCATATTCAATAAATCCTGAGATATCGTCGTCACATGATACTAAGGGTTTGCCTTTTGGAAAGTGATCAAAGATCCAGTTGCGAACTTCAGGAAGGCCAGGAACTCCGATTAGAATGATACCGTATGTCTTAGGATCTAATACGGCTTCATATGCGGCCTTCTGTTCCTTATCTGCGACCACGACGAATATATTCTCTTTAGGAATTCTGTATTCATGAAGTACGGCAAGAGTCTTATCACGACATCCTTCTGGACGTTTATAAGATGGAATAACAATGGAATAGTCCATCTGCTATTTTGGTATGAGGTTATTTGCAGAGAATATGGTAAAAAGTCTAGATAGATGGGTGCTACTTGGTCAGCATTTACTAATAGACTTGAGTACATGTTCTATGATCCTAAAGCTGATCAATATGCAAAGGAGAAAGCAGAAAGGGAAGCTAAGAAAGCAGCAGATGATAAACGACGTGCTGAAATTCAGCAGAGTCAACTTAGTGAACAGCAGAAGAAAGATGAGATTGATGCATTAAATGCTAAAGAGAAAGCTTATCGTGAATCCTTAGCTACCCGGAGTCAATTTAACATTGCAAAGCTTATTGGTAATTCATCCGAAGGAATTATATTTCATATGAAGGCTTTACTCTTATTGGGATTTATGATCTATGGTGGACACATTGCAGTAAATCAAGCAATTGGCTATAATATACCATTTCGTATTCTGTCATTTATCTATGGAATGCTTTGCTCATTTTTTAT